AGTCTCTGTGGCGGGACATAGAGAACGCAGTCACATTCGGTGACGTAGGCCGCAACACCGTCGAGGCACTGAGCCGAGTCCCAGGTATGAAGCCCCTTATTCGTACCTTAACCACACCCTCCGCCCTAGCCCGCATCGACCCCGCCGCTCGTGCTGCGGTAGTCTACCGCCGCATTGAGTCTATCCAGATAGGTGAGCTATCTCAGCGCATGGCAGACCTAGAACGCAGATTCTCAGGTCTATGGGATGAGGTTGGAGCGCCTGGGACTGTCAGGCTTGCTGACGGCACTGATGTTCCGTTTGGCGACCTGGCCACTGATGTCCTTGCTGACGGCACTGGCTTCCCTGTGACCTCTACCCAACGCCAGTGGATACTCGACTCTAAGCGTCTCGTAGATGACCTAGCAGGTCAGTACGAATCTGTCACAGGTGAGGTCATTGCGCTGGGAGGCGCTGACTACTGGCCTCGTTTCACCTTGGATGGTGAGGGTAGGGCATACGTCAAGGGCCGTGTTGGAGCCAAGCAGTCCCCTGTCAAGAAAAGGCTTTACCAGGAACAGGAGGACGGTATTGCTGCTGGTGTGCCCTATGCCAATCCTCTTGAGTCAGTACGCCTCTACGGTCAGTCCATCCAGAAGATGGTCCGTGATGACCTGCTCAAGAAGGTAGTGCTGGAGGATAAGATAGGGAAGTCACTCACTATCACTGAGGGCCATAGGCGAGCCATCACTAATACAAGGTCAGCTATCAAGCGGCTCGAAGAAGGTGGGCTGGAGTTGCAGGACCTAGGTGAGTACCAGCGCCTTAGCAAGAAGCTGGAAAGGTTAGTAACTGCTAGGGCTAAGATAGGTGCTGCACCGCCCCACAAGGGCCAGATTATGGGTACAAGCCTCGGCCCTGCATTCCAGCGAGTAACCTTCAACCGTCAGACCCTCAAGACGATTGAGTCCATCATCGGTCCAGGTCTTACAGGCAAGCCTGGGGCTGTGTTGAGGGCTGCTACCTATGTGGCCGCTGTGCCCAGGTTTGTAGTCACTGGGGCCCTCGACGTAGGTCACTTCTTCATCCAGGGACTTACACTACTGGCCTCCGACTCCCCGTCATGGGCAAGGGCCGTTGGTGAGTCAGTCCGGTCGATGGCCGACCCCCAGCACTTCCGCCGTTTCCTCGGTAGTCCTGGAGCCCAGCGGTCTATCCGTTACGGTGTGGATATGGGTGGCACCGAGTTCACCGAAGTTACTCGCCGCTCTCATATCCTCCGCAGACTTCCGGGCGCAAAGCAGGCCGCCACTGTACTGGGTGCCTTCCCTCGTGGCTTCGAGACGTTCATTGCCGCAGGTAAGTCAATGAACTTCAATAGTCTGGCTGATGTTGCCTTGAAGGCTGGTGAGCCTGAGTCCGAACTCTACCGTATCGGTAACTATGTCAATACCAAGCTAGGTACTACTAACCTCCTCAGTCTTGGGCTCTCTACTACTCAACGTCAGGCCGAGTCAGCCTTCGTGTTCTATTCCGCTCGCTACACCCGCAGTCTCTTCGGTATGGTAGGTTGGATGTTCTCCAAGGGAGTACCTGCCCGCGATGCCCAGAAGTCGATAGCAGGTATGCTCTTTGCGGGCGCTACTGGCTACTATGGCCTTGCCCGTGCGGCAGGCCTATCCCACGATGAAGCTGTTAGTCGCCTCAACCCTGCGGGGGTCAAATCAAGTAAGTTCATGGCCATACCTATCGGAGGCAACGAGTACGGTATCGGCTCAGGCTACCGAGCTACGCTAGGTTTCCTAGGCTCTCTCCTCCAGCACGACAACTGGGAGTTCGACTCCTGGGAGGATGCAGCTAAGGACAACCCGATGGCGAGGTATCTCCGCTCCAGGACTTCTCCTACCACAGGCACCCTTATTGACTTCATTGAGGGTGAGGACTTCATGGGCCGCCAAGTCAGTGTAGATGACTTCATGGATGACCCGTCCAGGCTACTCGACTACTCTCAGGACAAGTTCCTCCCGCTTAACATCGAGGCCATTGTTGAGGCACGAGGTCCAACCTGGCAGAAGCTACTTGCGGGTGGAGTTGAGACCGCCGGTGGTCGTGCGTTCCCTCGCTCCTCCTTTGAGCTATTCCAAGAGGCACAGGAAGCTGAGTTCCAGAGGTTGAGGTCCTTAGGCGAGGGTCCGTACATCGACTACTCCTCCTATGCCCAACTCCGAGAGGCGGATACTCCCGCTGCTGAGGCTATTGACGAGTCCTCTGCCGTAGTCGATGCTCAGGAGCGGATGGAACGGGAGAATAGGTACCGTGCCCAGACTCCTGAGCAGCAAGGTTTCAAGAAGCTGGAGGAGACTAGACAGGCTCAGCAAGCCGAGCAGCAAGTAGATGATACTGCATTCAGTGGTGGTGTAATGCCGTCCAACACCTGGCAGGACAATCTCCGTTTCCGCCAGCGGGAATACTTTGCTCGCCGTGAGCAGATAATCAACGACTTCAAGCTAACCTTCAAAGAAGGCACCGCTCCCCCTCACAGTGTCAATGCGGCTATTGAGGACTACTTCTCCGTCAATGTGGATGCCCACACTAACCCTATGACCAACCAAACCGACTGGTCAGCCTTCTTCGCCGCCAGAGAAGCCGCTATGTCGGGGCTTACTACTAAGGATAGGCTCCGTGTAGTGGCCTACACCCGTCGCTACGATACTCCTACCGTCCTCCAGTTCAAGCAAGCCCAGGACACCCTCAGGCCGTACTTCAATGTCCTTACAGATGTCTGGACTAGGATGCGGGAGCACCCTGACCTAGCTAGGTACTCCTCCTATGACGACTGGCTTACTGCTCAGGCAGAGGAGCTAACTCGTCTAGGTGTTCCTGCCAACGAACTCCAGATGAGACTGTCTGACCTTCCTGCTGTTAGTAGGATAGAGAGTGCTGTAGGGGAACTTAGAGCCAGGTATCGTGTGGTCAACCCTAATGCCGACGCTGCCCTAGTTAAGTGGTATGGCCTTATCCCTATCCGTATGCAGATGGAGCCTAGTGGTGGCAGGTCTAGGCGCAGGTCCCGTGCCCGTGAGAGTGCTGTAGAGAGGAGTAGGTAGTGGTAACCGAAACGATTCCACTGACCTATAAGGTCCGTAGTGATGCTCTGCCTGAGAACACTACCTTCTTAGATGATGGCTGTGATGTCCACCCTCACTGCCTATCCTGTCCTCTATTCGAGTGCCGCTATGTGTTCCCTGGTGGGATTAGAGGTATGAGGAACCTTCTCAGGGACAAACAGATACGGGCTATGAAGGATAGTGGTATCCCGAGGGCTGAGATAGCCTTTGTCTTAGGCATCAGCCAGCGTACCGTAGACCGTGCGACAAGTCCCCATTGACAGACATGCCCCAGATATGATATACTCGTCTCAGTAGCAAGAGGGAGAAGCTATGCCAGACATAGAAGTCAGTGAACTAGCCGCCGCCATTGCAGGCGAGGCTATCCCTACCATAGTCGAAGTATCGGGCTCAGCAGGTCCAGATGGCAAGTCTGCCTCTAAGGGGGAGGAGAAGTCTCCTACCTCTCAAGGGGAAGACGAGTCTGAGGGTGAGCCTGAGTCCAAGGGGCAGAAGCCTGGGGACGAGGGTGAACAGGAGAAGACGGAGCCGGACCTGCTTGCTGGTCTGGATGTCCCGAAACTTCTCGGACATCCAGTTCTAGGTCCCCTGCTCAATAGTTGGGCTGACAGGGCTGGTGCTGCTCAGGTCGCAGCCGCCTTGGAGCGTGAGCGGGATTCGATTAGGTCGCAAGCCGAATCGACTGTCGATGAGCGCCACCAGGATGAGCACTTCTCCGGCATGTCCCGCGAGGACATTGCCGCTGAGATAGCAAGTGACGAGAAGGCAGCCCTAGCCTATGCTCAGTACCAGCAGAGGAGGCAGGCAGCGTCGGAACCTAACCCAGACGCTATCGCTGCGGCCTCGCAAGTCTACGCCTATGCCACGCGAGTGGCCTCGGTGTCTCGGGTGATTAACGACTCGGAGCTATCAGTCGAGGCTAAGGCTGAACTTGCTCCTGAGAACTTTACTCACCTAGGCACCGAGGGCATCGTGGTCTGGGAGAAGGCTGTGTTCGAGGCGATGGTATCCCACGAAGCAGGTCAGCATGCCCAGAGGTTGCTAGACGAGAAGTGGGAAACCTATCAGCAGGAGAAACTAGCGGAGAGTGATGGGACACCGACCGCTCCAACAGTGGCTGGTCGTCGTACCGCTAACCTGCCTGGCCTCATCGAAACCCCTAGTGAGGTACTCCTTGAGGATGCTCTCACCAGGGGTAGCCAACCAGGAAACAACAAGTAGGAGGTAAGCTGGAGTGGCCGATATTACACTCCTAGAAGCAGCTAAGTCTAGCCAGGACGCTATCGAGCGATCCGTGGCTAAGATTATAGTTGAGTCATCCCCTATCCTGGAATACCTCCCTATGCGGACCATCAATGGCCCTGCATACAGGTATCACCGGGAACAGTCTCTAGGCACCGTCGCCTTCCGTGGTGTTGGTGGTTCTTACACTGCCGATGCTGGCGTTATCAATCCACTGTTTGAGCCACTGGTTATCCTTGGTGGCGAAGTCTCCATTGACAACTTCGAGGTCGAAGTCATGGGGAGCCTTCTTCCCATCAAGTCCGAGAAGTACCGCATGAAGGCCCGTCAGGTTGGCATCAAGTTCTCAGAGACATTCTTTGAGGGCGATACTGCTACGGATGCATTTGCCTTCGATGGCCTTCGTAAGCGCCTGACAGGCAACCAGAAGATTCTGAATGCCTCCGGTGGAGGTGCTCTCACCCTGGCAAACCTCGACGCGCTTCTGGATGCCGTCATTGGAGACAACGCTGACAAGGTGCTCTTTATGAGCCCAACTGTCAGGCGTAAGGTCACTGCTCTTGTCCGAGCGCAGACTGGTTCCTCTCTTATCAGTTTCAC